AGTTTAAACTGAAGTTATAACATTACTCATAAGAACAAGTAGGTTTATAACCTTAGCAGTAACAAGTACAACTACAGCTACTATAGTTAAATCTATAGGTAAACTATTAACAGTTAGCCTATCTAGTATTGTTACTATAATAAAAGCTCTACGTAAGATTATAACAGTAAGCACAACAAGCACTGCTACGATTGTAAGATTAATAAATAAACTAATGTCTCTGGTAGAGTCAGAGACAGCTACCATACTAGAGAAAGCTAACTATTTAAGAGTACTTGTAGTAAGTTCTGTTACAACTAGTACACTAGTTAAAAGTATAAGTAGAACATTGTCTACTAGTTTAAGTAGTATAATTAGCCTCATAAAGGCTATTGGAAAGCTTTTAAACGCATCTTTAACTTCAACTAGTACCTTAACCTATGCTCAGTTCTATTATAAGTTTTTAACAGTGGTTTCTACCACTACAACTATTTTAACTAAAGTATGGCAAAAGACCTTGACAATTGGAGTAAATTCTGTTATAATATTAGTTAAGAGCATGAATAAGCTTTTAAGTATTACATCAAATATAGTTGTTAGTCTATTAGCTAATGCTATATCTTTTGTCAATTATGCAGCAGATAAAGTTATATATGCTGTACCTAAGATAAGATCACTAGCAAGAATCCCTTTTATTACAATGATAGGAACCTTAGAAAAGGTTAGATCTATCTCTCTAGTTAAGTTTAGAACTTTATTTATTGACAAGGATTTAAATATATGAGTAATTCATTCTCATACAAAATAACAACTGAAAGTGAACTATTCACCTTTGACTTTAGCCCTGTGTTGGGTTCTAGTGAAACTATTAACGGTGCAACCTGTGTAGTACAAATTAAAGAAGGAACTGATTCTAACCCTTCTAACATACTAGTTGGTACTCCTCAATGGACAGTTAATAGTGTACCTACACAAAAAGCTATACAACGTATAGCTAACGGAGTTGATGGAGTTACTTATAGTTTACAAATGACTGTAACAACATCTGCTAGTAACACATTTACTTTAGTAGGTGATCTTCCGGTAATAGCACCTATTAACGTCTAATCATGTCATATACACCTAGATATGATAAAGGCGACTGGATAGCAGACTGTGATGTCTGTGGTCGTAAATATAAAGCGTCTAAGTTACAACAACGATGGGATGGTTTATATTGTTGTCCTCAAGATTGGGAAATAAGACAACCACAAGACTTTGTAAGAGGTGTACCAGATAATCAACTAGCTCCTTGGACTCGTCCAGAGCCAGCAGATAGTTTTGTACCAATAGCTTACTGGATGACAATGACAGCTTATCCAGTTATATGTACAGCTACTCAAAGTCATATACCACCTAAGTATAAACAATTAGAAGCTGTATCAGAAACGTCTACAGCAACAATAAGTTATCAAGTAAGACCTGCAGTTACTGCTGGAGCAAGACAAGTTAATGGTTCATCAATTAATACAAACTCAATAAATTAATAGGATAGTCTATGTCATCAAATTATCAATTTACCAATAATGCAGCTACCACACTAGCCTCTGGTATTCTAGTAGGAGCTACATCATTAACAGTAGCAAGTACTACTGGTGCTTTGTTTCCTACTTTAACTGGTAGTCAATTCTTTTATTGTACACTACAAAACACAGCTGGTTCTTTAGTTGAAATTGTTAAAGTAACTGCTAGATCAAGTGATACATTTACTATTGTAAGAGCACAAGAAGGTACAACTGCTTCTGCATTCTCTACTGGTGACAAAGTTGAACTACGTTTAACAGCTGGTGAGATTAATCAATTGTTTAGTGGTATAGTACAAGGCGGTGGTACAGACCACGCATTCATTGAAAATGATAAAACAGTCACTACTAATTATACATTAACTACAGGTCGTAACGCATTTAGCGTAGGACCAGTAACAGTAAATAGTGGTGTAACAGTGACAGTTCCAACTGGCCAACGCTGGTTGGTTTTATAGGAGATATAGATGGCTAATATTATTAATGCAGTAACAAGTGGTGTAGGTGGTTTATCAACCACAGCAGATGCTTCAGGTCAAATAGCATTACAAACTAACAATGGTACCACAGCACTAACATTAGACAATTCACAGAATGCTACGTTTGCTGGTAATATTACTACATCATCAGGTACAGTTACAGCAGCTAACTTCTCTGGATCAGGTGCAGGATTAACAGGTGTTGGTGGCTTTACATTATTAGGTACTATGACAGCTACAGCTTCAACTAACAGACAGTATTCTATCTCTAGTTTAAATTTAACTGGATATAAACAAGTTTATGTAAGTGCCACTATGTCAGCAGGTGCTCAATATTTATATATTGCAAATGCAGCAGCAAATACATCAGGTATTATTGTATTGAATAATAATACAACATCATCTGGATTTGGAATATTTGATTTGGGCAGTGGTAACGCAGTCGGATATTATAATACATCATCTGGAAACCCTGGAGCACCTGGTAACACTTTAAGTCAATTTCTTGGTGGTTCTGGTATTACAAATTCAACTACAACTATTTATGGATATTTTGGTTCTACTGGAACCTTTACATTTACAGCTAATGTTTATGGAGTTAAATAATGGATAATCAATATATTAGAATAGATTACAATTCACAAACAGGTAAAGTGACTGAAATACCTTTAACTGATGCAGAAATAGCACAAATGCAAGCTAATGATGCTAAAACCCAACAAATAGTTCAACCAACTGTAGCAGAATTACAAGCACAACTAGCAACAATATCTGCACAACTTCAAGCCCTACAAGGAGTGAAATAATATGTCATCAGTAGTCATTTCAGGCGATGTTTCAGGTTCAGTAACCTTATCAGCACCTAGTACAGCAGGGTCAACAACATTAACTTTACCTGCAACAACGGGTAACATTCTTACAGATACAGGAGGAGTAACTCCTGGCACAAGTGGTAATGTATTAACAAGTAATGGTACAACATGGACTAGTGCTGCATTACCAGCATCAGGTGGAATGACACTATTATCTACTTTAAATACAACATCAGGAACTACAGTTACTGCTTCAGGATTAAATTTAACATCTTATAAAATGATATGGTGTTTTTTTGTAGGAGTAACAAGCACAGTAGGCTCTCAAGGGGCTTTATATATTGCTAGCACTAGTAGTAAACTCACAGGCAATACAAATGGTCCAATAAATGGTAACTATTATTTTGATTTATTTTCAGGTGGTGGATTTACATCTAATAATAACTCACTAACTAACATTTATTATACTAATTCAGGTTATACAACATCTACAACATCTATAGTGTTTGGAACTTCTGCTTCAACATTTAATGGTGGAACAATATACATTTACGGAGTTAAATAATGTCACTTATATTAGACGGAACAAACGGAGAAACCTTCCCATCATGGACTACTGCTGGTCGTCCAGCTTCTCCATCTGCTGGTCAAACAGGATATAACACTACACTTAACTCACTAGAAGCCTACAATGGTTCTTCTTGGGTTATTGGTGGTTTACCTGCTCCAAGCACATCTGGTAACTTATTAACTAGTGATGGTACTAACTGGACTAGTGCAGCAGCTCCTGCTTCAGGAGGCATGACACTACTTGGTACTATTACACCAACCGCAGTAAACTCTGCATCATTAAGTAGCTTAACATTAACTTCTTATAAATCACTTTATATTGTATTTAATGCAATTGTATTATTTGGAAATTCAAGTCTATTTATTAGTAGCACTAATGTTCAAACAGGTGGTGGATATACAGTAGGACCATCAAATATAAGTCCTAGTTCAGCATATGGAACTGCTTGGTTAGATTTAACAACAGGGGTTATTGGCGGGGCATTAGGTTTAGCAACACCGGGTGCATCAGGTTTTCTATCAATAACAGGATTAACTAATGTAACTACATCATCTACAATAATTTATTTTAGACAAAGCGGAACAAATAATTTTACTGCTAGCTCAATTACTATTTATGGAGTTAAATAATGACTGATCAAGAAAAGATTAATGCTGGTTTATGTACAGCACAAACAGATTCAATCACAGGTGAGGTAACTATTATACCTTATAGTGATGAAGAAGTAGCAAGACTACAAGCAACTATAACAGGAGCATAATATGAAAGCTAAATTATTACAACTATTAGACTTAATTAAAAAAGCAGCACTATGGGCTTTTAAAGTTATCTTACGTGGTATCAAAGTGTTAACAGAAGAAACAATTATCGTGCTACAAGCACTTAACACATTACTAACTAAGGAATCAGCATAATGGCAATCTTACAAGACATCGTAGATGCTTTAACACCTAAAGCAACTACAGCAGACGCTACAGTAGAAACTCAAGTAATTCAAGATCCAGTTACAAAACCTTTCCCAGCTAATATTCTTAGAAATGATGATATTAGTTTAGCAACAGCTATTACTGGTGAAACAGAAGCTGTTATTTATTCTACAGAAGACTAATGGGTAGTATACTCTCACTAATATTACCAGCACTCGTACCCGTCTTTACTGACGGGGTACGTGGTGTGTTTGCTCGTATTACTGGAGGTGCGGGTGGGCAACCTCAAAATGTACAAGAACGAGTTCAACTTATGGAAGCTGAAGCTCAAAAGCTACAAGCTATGTCAGCATTAGATGGAACTGTAACAGGACAACCAGCTCAATGGATTGTAGATTTAAGAGCATCATTTAGATATGTTATTATCAGTGCTATTCTTGTTTTTACTGGTGTTATTGTTTTCTTTCCTGGAATAGTAGGAGCAACAGTAATAGCAACCTTTTTAGATATGTCCGGTGCATGTATGTCTTTTGTCATCGGTGAAAGAATGTACTTGAGTATTAAAAAATGACCTTAGTGACAGTGGATACATTAAAGGCGATGTACAAGATGTTTTGTAATCTTCCACCCTTTGATAAGTATACACTGCCTCATGCGTCTCAGATAGAATGGTTGATTGTTAATGATCCAGATATGTATGGACAATATCAACCAGAACCTCATGCAATAACAATGAGCACTGCAAGGTGTGGTCATTTAGATACAATCCAACGGACGTTAGTTCATGAGATGGTTCATATGATCTTATATCTGCAAGGCAAGAGATATGAGTTACATAACAAAAACTTCTTTAACTTTACTAACAAGATAGCCACTTTGTATGGCTGGGACCCGAAAGAACTTTAACATGGTAGACCATTCACAACTAACCGAACCAGTAAAACATGTAGTAGATGCCGTAGCAGCTGCAACAGCTTTAGGAACTATAACTACTTTATTACCACCTATTGCAGCACTACTCACTATATTCTGGACTTTTGTTCGTATATACGATAGATTCTTTTCTAAAACTAAAAGACCAACTAATACATCACAGGACTAATTATGGCAGTTACTGGTATATCAAACTTTGTAGTTACACGTAATCAAGTTATTGAAGCAGCCTTAAGAGGTCTATCAGTACTTGAAGAAGGTGCACAACCTTCTGCAGCAGCATTAGAGAACTGTGGATTCTCTCTTAATCTTATTATGAAGAAATGGCAGTCTGAGGGTGTTAAACTCTGGACTATAACAGAACTTACGCTACCTTTAGTAGCTGGTCAAACTACTTATAACATTGGTACTGCTTCTAATAACGACTTAGTAACTGATAAACCATTGAGACTCATTCAAAGTTTCTTACGAAATACTGGAGTATCACCTGCAGTAGATATTCCTATGACTATTATCTCTCAACAAGAGTATAATATTTTAGGTAGTAAGTTTTCTACAGGAACTACCAATAGTGTGTTCTATCAACCATACACTACGTATGGTACAGTATCTGTTTTCTTAACACCTGATAGCAATACACAAACTAACTACGAATTACATTTAACAGTACAAAGACCTATTTATATTGTTAATAACCCTAATGATAACTTTGACTTTCCTAGTGAATGGTTCTTAGCTCTTAAATGGGCATTGATGGCAGAAGTAGCTTCTGACTATGATAAGAATTTAAATGAACGTACTTACATTGATAGTAAAGCTACATTATTTAAACAAGAACTTCTTGATTGGGATATTGAGCATTCATCTACATTCTTCCAACCAGATCAAAGGACAGGATTTAATAGGAACTTTAGATAATGGCTAAGGCTCTTTTACCTTTATTACAGCCTCTAAGGTTTAGAACTAACGATACTACTAAAGATGCTAAGATGGTCAACTGTTATAAAGAAACAGTTGGTCAAAAAGCTTATATAGTTAAAAGACCTGGTAAAGCTAACTATACAGTTACTCCTGCATTATCAGCTCCTGGTCAAGGTTTATGGGCTTATAATAATGGTTTGTATGCAGTATCTGGTGGTACATTATATCAAATAGCTAATAACACTTCTACTAGCTTACTTACAGGTTTAAGTAGTACAAAGAATATAAGCTTTGTTAACACATTAGCTACAACTAGTCCACACCCTTACATGGTGTTCCATGACCAAACTAATGGATACTATTTAGATGCTACAGGTGCTATTTATAATATGGCACAACAAGTTAACTTGGTAGTATTAACTAATGGTGGTTCAGGTTACCCAGCTGGTGGTGGTACATTTACTGTATCAGGTTCTGGAGGTGGTAGCGGAGCTACAGGAACATTTACTACCTATGGTGGTTCTATTACTAATGTAACCTTAACTAATCCAGGCTCAGGTTATAGTGGTACATTAACAGTAACATTTAATAGTACAAGTGGGGTTGTTACAGGTAGTATCTCTAGTACTACTTTAACAGTTACAGCAGTAACATCAGGTGGTTTATATTCAGGTATGACTATATCAGGTACTGGAGTTACATCTGGTACATACATTGTTAACCAACTTACTTCTACAGATACTGCAGCAGCAACTACTACTTATGTAAGTGGTGGTGCTAAGAATACTAATACTATTACATTATCATCTGTTACTAATATAGTAGTTAATCAACTTATATCAGGTACTGGTGTACCCTCAGCTACTACAGTAACATCAATAGATGCTACTAATAAAATAGTTACTTTAAGTAATGTATTATCAGCTCAAGCTGCTGGTACTTATAACTTTTATACACAAGGTACAGTTGGTACTTATACAGTAAGTTCATCACAAAGTGTAAGCAGTACTACTATCACGGGT